GGGCTGTACGCGCAGGTGCACGCGGCGCGAATCACTGACGGTCCTTGGCCCCCGCTCTCGTTAGGCTGGGGACGGTTCCGAGAGGAGTGCTATCGAGAGCTGATGCTTGTCAGCGCTGCATTCGTGGTTGAAAGCGGGGGGATTGACGCTACCGCGATTAGTCGAAGTTCCAACTGCCGCTGTCTCGGGTCGACCGATCCGCGCTTGTGCGGGGGTGTTCACTTGGCGGATGGGTTCGTGACTCTCTACAATGACATGGATGCGGCGGCTGCGCTAGCTATGTCGCTTCATGCCACGAGCGCGCCAACGGCGGACAAAAGGATCCGCCGATGCTAGTAGCAGCGATATTCAAGGGGGCTGTGGTCCTCTACACCGATGCGCACCCCCTGCTAAAAAGGGCTTTGGCTGCGGCGCCTGAGCCTACGCGCAACACGCCTCGGTGGCCGTGATGCTTCTTTTCGCGCTTGAAAACTTCCCCGGCGTCATCATCAGTCGAGGTCCGCTTCTGTGGGATTGGGGACTTGTGGCGTCATTGAGAGAGGGTTCTTTCGGAACGCGCATCAACCCTTTTGAGGGGGAATGGCTGAAACCATGTCGTTGGTGGGGACGTGTACTCCGCTCTTGTTACGAGCCCTGGGCCAACCCGCAAGCGGGCCGACTCGCTTTTGATGCATTTAAAGAAGGACCCACCGGCCAGCGCATAGACTTGTTTCAGGAAGCTGTCTCGGCACGAGCAAGGGCAGGTCCTTGCTCGGTGTCTCCTCTTGGGGATCTCAGAAAGGCTTGCTACGATGCGCTTTACGACGTTGCAGGTGTGTTTACTGTGACACCTCGCGGAATTGACGCTACTGATGTAACGAAGCAGAACCGCGCGACATACGTTAGCGTGGCGGACGGCTATCATAAGGCTCAGGATGGGTGCGGGCGCAAAATATGCCAGGCAGTCTCCATTGAGGGGAAAGACGTGGTCCTCTATCGGGGGTTTCATGAAGCACATGACTTGCTTGTCAAGGCCATGAGGATCCAACCCGAGCACGTCGGCCTCCGGTGATCGTCTCTGCGGCATTTACGCGAGGCTGGCATGCTTGATGCATGCCAGCTTCTCTATTCGCGCTAGGTGACGATGCTGTCTCGGCCGACCTATTCCAATTAGCGCAGCGAGCTCGCGCCGCTCGGATCTGGGTCGCCCGCCAGGACGTGAATGAGTTCATCGCCTTTGTCATCCGCGACGACCGCGACAACAAGCCTGTCAGGCAAGCGGCTGTCCATGAGCGGATCCAGGCGCTCGCCGACCGGCACAAGCGCTTCGCCATCTTAGCAATGCCGGAGTGCGGCAAAACGATCCAGCTTGGGATCGGCCGTTTCCTATTTGAGTTAGGTCACAACCCGTCACTCAGGCATGTTGTGATTGCGGCGACTCACGGCAAGGCTGTCAAGACGGTCAAGGCAATAGCGAACTATATCGAGACGAGTGAGGAACTCCACGACGTTTTCCCGAATTTGAAGCCGGGGAACCCGTGGAGACCGGATGCGGGCGAGATCACGATTGAGCGCTCGTCCTTTGCTCGTGACCCGAGTGTCAAGGCATTCGGTTTTCAGGGTGATATCCTAGGGGCCCGTGTCGATAGGATGCTTATCGACGATATCCTGACACAGAAGAATACGGCGACGCGCGCCCAGCGCAACAAGGTTTTTGATTGGGTATTCGGTACGCTTTGGTCTCGTCTGACACCGGGGGCGAGAGTCACAATCATGGGGAATGCCTGGCACCCTGATGATCTACTCCACAGAATCGACAGAATGGAGGGGTGGCATGTTGAGCGTATCCCGGCTCTTGTGGAGGGTGAGTCGAGCTGGCCGGCGCAATGGCCATTGAAGCGAATCGAGGAGAAGCGAAAGGAACTTGGCCCGCTTGAGTTCGCGCGTCAGATGATGTGTGAGGCGCGGAGCGACGAGGATGCCCGATTCAAGCGAGGCTACATTGAGCGCTGTGTCGCGCTCGGAGCCGGCCTCACGGTCGTCAAGTCCTTGCGCGAGTACCGTGTACCTATTACTGCGGTGACGGAGGAGCAATACACGACGCTTCAGGAGCAGCTAGAGAGCTGGCGCAATGGTGGTGGTCCGTTCCCGCTACCGATTTATACAGGTGTCGATCTCGCTGTCTCGAAAAGCGCGGCAGCAGACGAGACAGCGGTTGTGTCGCTAGCAATCCTCCCAAATGGGCGGCGGCATCTTTTGCGCGTTGTGGCGGGGAAATGGTCTTTTACGGAGATCCTTGACAAAATCAAAGAAGCGCATGCCGCATTCGGCTCAATCGTGACGGTGGAGAATGTGGCGGCACAGGATTATTTAGTCCAACATCTTCGGGAGACGACCTCGATCCCGGTGATCCCGTACACAACGGGAAAGACGAAGGCCGACCCGACATTCGGCGTGGAATCGATCTCGGCCCAAATGGCAGGGTCGCAGTGGGTGATCCCGTCGAGTCCAGATGGTTCACTTGAGCGGCTCCAAGATCCAGGCATCATTCAGCTCGTGACTGAGGCGCTCCACTACAGTCCAGCAAGTCACACCGGAGACAGGCTCATGGCGCTGTGGCTCGCTACAGAGGGGATCCGCAAGACATCGCCGGACACACAGAACAGCGTGTCGGTCTTCACAATCGGAGGGTAGCCCACCACGAGCCAAGGGTGGAACCGCCAAGTGCACCAGTCTAGGCGGAGCCGGGTCAGGTGGTACACTTGTACTTGTTAACAATCAGATCAAATCAAGTGCACCAGCTTGCGAGCGGCAAGCGCGTCAGCCCGCAAGTGCACCAGCTTGCCAGCCCGGCAAACAAGCGCGTCAGCCCGCAAGTGCACCAGCGCGCTCGCTTGCCGCTCGCAAGTTCACCAGGTCTGGCGTAGGTAAATGGCGCAAGGAGACGGTATGGTTGAAGGCATTTACGGGAAGATCCGCGCTCTGCTACAAGACAACGCACCTGAAGTCAAGGGTGCTGTCGTGATGCTGCACACAGATGCCGGTATGGTGGTACACCTCTTGACGTGTGTTGAGGACGACGACAAAGACGCTCATGTTGAGGAAGCGAATACGCTCGTGGCCTGTGCCCCGACAGTGATTGAGCGGTGGTACACACAGATCGTGGAAGGGGCATCAGATGGATCTGAAGCCTGAGACGTGGCGCGCGATCTGTGAGCGGGGCGCAACCCACGGAACCAGCCAAGTGCCCCGCCTGCGAGCGCGTCGGCCCGCCTTGCGGCTGGCTGGGTCTGCAAGTGCACCAGTCTGTGAGCGGCGCCCGTCATGTTGGTGCACTTGTCCTTGTTAACAATCAGCTCTTATCAAGTGCACCAACATGAGGAGTGTTTATGGTAGAAGTACTTGACATTGAGGCAATGTCAGCGGAGACGACTCACACAACCCGCGATTTAGCTATTGCGGCGGATTACTTAGAGGCGATGCAGGAGCGTGTAGACGCGTCACAAGAGCTCTTACAGTCTGCTCGACGCGCTGTGCGGGCGTGTGCGCACCCGCACGATACATCATTTGAAGTACCGGCAGCGATCGCGGCGTGTTCCTCGCTGATGCGGTCATTGGCAGGCACAACAGGCATGATGGCGGAGGTGGTGCACCGTCTCTCTGATGTTGGGGTCCATGGCCTAGCGCGGCATATGACCGAGTACATGGACACCGTAGAGATCGACCCCAAGTCAGTGAACTGAGATCTGTCAGTGGTACACTTGTCTTTGTTAACAATCAGACAAGTGCACCACCCTGACGGCCCGCCACCGTGCCAGTGCACCATTGACGATCGGGCCGACCCGGAGCGGGTCTGATCAGATCCGTGTGTGCCTACTGACTGGTGCACTTGTCAGTAGGCCCCGAGTCGCCCCGCACAACCCGCTAAAGAGAGATGAGTAATGGTAGACAAGAAGAGCACACAACCCTACAAAGTGACGGTTTATGTTGCGGAGAGCAAGTTTGCGCGTCCCGCGATTTACCAGAGTTTCGTGATTCAGCGCGAGTCGCTTGATGTGGCGAAGGCTTATGTCAAGAAGCGTTACCGCGCGTCGGCGCGACATCGTTTGATGTCTGTGAGTATGTGCACGGATTCGTCCTTAGTGGTGTATCTCGGTCCACAGGAGCGAAAGCCGGATTAGGCCACGGCGCTCGTTCTGACACGAGCGCCGTCGGTCGGTTCAGGGGAGCGGGCCGCGATCCATGAGCTGGCCCGCTCCCCTTATGCCCGATGAGAAGAGATGCGGAGATTAGATCAGATGACTGACGAGACGACAGATGTGGCTGAGGCGTTGAGGATTTCGGCCGTGACATACGGCACAGAATCCGGGACAGAGATACGCAAAGAGGCTGGCTTATCGGAGACCTACAAGGCTGTCTACGACACGTCTGTAGCGTTTGGTGCGGGAGCCGGGGCTATCAAGCCTCTATACCCGTTTTGGCACCTGGCACGGCAGCTAGAGCTGTCTAACGCGCTCCGCGCCAATATCGACGCTTACTCCACGAATATTGACTCTTTCGGTCACCGATTCGAGTCGACGATTGATATTGAGTGTGAACGCGCTCATGAGCAAGTCAAGATGGCGATGTTTCAGGAGCGGCTCTTGGAGCGACTCTCGGAGGATGGGCGGACGGAGAAGGTCAAACAACCAACGGACGCCGAGGTCACTGCCAGGCTAGAGGAGATCCGGGTTGAGATGGCGATTGAGCTGCAAGAGCTCACATTCTTTTTCGAGTACGCGCCGATGACCGACACGTTCACGTCGTTACGCACTCGACTCCGCACCGACCTTGAACTGATGGGGAATGCGGCCTGGGAGGTCATACGAGACGAGAACGGTAAGCCTCACCGTCTCAACTTCATTTCGTTCATCCCGATCATGGCTGTTCGGCGAAGTGAGGATCAGACCGTCATGGTGTCTGAGCCGATCCGCCTCACACCGATCACGTTCTCTTCGCGGAAAGTCGTGAAGAAGTTTCTACGCTACGAGCATCGCCGTGGCGCTACAGCCTTGACAACATCATCTACCTCTATGAATACCCCGGCATCCACGGTGTACTACAAGGAGTACGGCGATCCGCGGATCATGTCACGTGGGACGGGTAAGTACTACAAGACGGAGCGCGGGCTTCGGTCCGCTGAGGGAGCTGAGAAGCAGGCTACGGAACTGTGGCATTTCAAGCTAGAGCCAGGCGGCATCTACGGCCTTCCTCGCTGGATCGGCAACCTGATGGGGGTTATAGGGACACGGTTTGCCGAATCTGTCAACTTCCTGTACTTCAACAACAAGAGTGTCCCGCCTATGGCGCTCCTGATCTCGGGCGCCACGATATCGGCAGCGACGGTCGACCAGCTCAAGAAGTCTTTCGAGAACGAGATCCAGGGGATCAAGAACTTCCACCGAATCATGGTGATCCAGGCTGAGCCAGCGATGCCAGGTTTTACCGGCACACCTGGCGCTGCTCGTATCGAGCTGAAGCCGCTGACGAGCGCGCAGCTCGGTGAGGGTCAGTTCCTCAAGTATATCGAGAAGAATGTCGAGTGGTTGGCGCAGGCTTTCCGCCTCCCTCCGCTGTATCGAGGCTCGGTGCAGCAGTTCAATCGTGCAACCGCGCAAGTAGCGCAAAAGACAACTGAACAACAGGTGTTCAGTCCTGCGCGTAAAGCGTTTGATTCGCGGATCAACCGGTTCTTGCTAGCAGAGCTTGGCGTGAAATACTTCACGTTTGTGACGAATTCGCCCGACACGACGGACCCGACGGAGCAGGCCCGCATCATTGAGCAGATGTCAAAGCAGGGGATCCTGACGTTGAATGAGGCGAGGCTACTGACGGGGCAAGTGTTCAATCGAGACCTTGTGCGGACGAAGGAGCCCTACGGCGAACT